TTATCTATGTATACTTTTAAACCCAATCTGTGTAGAGTCTCTGCATAAGATAGTTTGCAGTTGCCGCTTCAGCTTGCGCCATAAACCGCCTGATTTTTGCTGCCACCTGTTAGCATTCCTGTATACCTGAAACGACAATGTTTATCTACGAACTTTAAGAACACCCAAGATAAAAATTGTCAACTATATCATATATAACACATTACTAATTCGAGGCTATATGAACAGCATACTGATAATCACATCTCTCCTTATCATATTCAGCATTTTTAGTTATGCCCTAATAAAATTAGGGATTGGCATATCCAATAACCCAGACAAAACCGATGTATAAGTCAACATATCCTGAATCAGACATACAATATCGCAATGAAAATCAATAATATTTTAAGGAATATCTTCATGAAATCAAAAGACACCCTAAAGTGGTTCCCTGCGCAGCTTCCTGAAGTAAGAATTATCCTAGGGAATGCTGTAGTGGAAGTAGCAAAACAGGGAAGACCTATCAATACCAGAACATTGCTTGATTACATTGAAGGAAACATAAAGAAAAAATCATGGCTGGATAACAAAGAATTATTACAAACAGCGATATCAGTTCTTAAAGACAACCAAAATTTAAATGGTAAAATGTAATATAATAAACTTACTTTTTTATCATTTTTCCACTTTAACAACATTTTGCTCCACTTTTCCACGACCAAACAACTTGAAATCTGGTTAAAATAACACGCAACACTATTCTTCTTCCTTGAGTCCGCCCGGAACTCGAAAAACAAACCGAGTTAAAGCCATTTTTCACAAAATCGATTTTGGGTCTCACCAAAATTACGGGGTTGCATACGCATTCGTTTATTTTCGAACGTGTACATACAAATATGCACAAAAATAATCATAATTATTTTCTGAGATGCATTATGATATGAACACCAATTTCGTATAGAGTCTCACTATGTCTCGAATTTTTGCTTACTGTCGGATATCAACGCTGGATCAGACCACCGAAAATCAACGCCGGGAAATCGAAAGTGCAGGTTTTAAAATCAAACCTCAGCAAATAATCGAAGAACACATTAGCGGCTCAGCAGCAACCAGTGAGCGTCCTGGTTTTAACCGGTTGCTTGCTCGCCTGAAATGTGGTGATCAATTGATTGTGACAAAACTGGATCGCCTTGGTTGTAATGCAATGGATATCAGGAAAACAGTGGAACAACTGACCGAAACAGGTATCAGAGTGCATTGCTTAGCATTGGCTGGCATTGACCTGACCAGTCCAACAGGAAAAATGATGATGCAAGTAATTTCAGCAGTCGCTGAATTTGAACGAGACCTTTTACTTGAACGCACTCATTCCGGGATAGTAAGAGCCCGCGGCGCAGGGAAACGTTTTGGTCGACTACCTGTGTTAAATGAAGAACAGAAACAGGTGGTATTCGAACGAATTAAGTCAGGTGTAAGTATAAGTGCCATTGCCCGGGAATTCAAAACCTCGCGGCAAACCATTTTAAGAGCCAAAGCAAAACTTCAGACACCTGACATATAAAAAATAATCTCAGTGTGAGATGCTTTACGTCTTCCAAGCCCCCTTCCTTGCCGTAAATGGAAAGATACATCTAATTATAGAATTTATATGTTTTACCCTACGGCAGTGCTGGCCATTCAATATCCTGTGCAGTTGACGTATCAACACGGTTCAGCAACACCCGATACTTCTTCCAGGCTTCCACCACCAGCACGACAAGATGCCGCATACAGTGACCCAGTCAGTCCAGTTTCCAGACAACCAGTGCGTCACCTTTTTGAAGGCGCTTTAAAGCACGTTTTAATCCAGGTCGGCCTGTCCTTATTCCGCTTAATTTATCTTCAAATATTTGTTCACATCCTGCACAAACAAGAGCGTTTCGTTGCAGGTCTGTATTCTGGTCATTTGTTGATACCCTTACATAGCCAATCAGCACGCTGAATCTCCCGTCCAAAAGCACAAATCATGCCATGCAGGCCAGAAACCGCCATTATCTAAAACCTCGGTTTACAGGAAACGGTAAACAGGGCCAGGAACGCCGTGCAAAAGAATGGCGATACCTTGTCCGGTGGGCTTACTTTTGAAAACGACTCAATCCTTGCCTGGATTAGAAATACTGACTGGGCAAAGATTGGTTTTAAAAATAATGCCGACAGCGACACTGATTCATACATGTGGTTTGAAACAGGCGACAACGGCAATGAATATTTCAAATGGAGAAGCCGCCAGAGCACCACAACAAAAGACCTGATGACTCTTAAATGGGATGCTTTGTCTGTCCTTGTTAAAGCCCTTTTCAGCAGTGAAGTAAAAATATCGACAGTCAATGCACTGAGGATATTTAATTCATCTTTTGGTGCTATTTTTCGTCGTTCTGAAGAATGCCTGCATATCATCCCTACACGAGAGAATGAGGGAGAAAATGGTGATATAGGGCCACTACGCCCCTTTACGCTTAATCTCAGAACTGGTCGGATAAGCATGGGGCATGGTCTTGATGTTACAGGGGATATATTTGCAAACCGTTTTGCAATTAACAGTAGTACCGGCATGTGGATTCATATGCGTGACCAGAATGTTATTTTGGGACGCAATGCGGTATCCACCGATGGTGCGCAGGCATTACTTCGTCAGGACCACGCTGATCGCAAATTTATGATTGGTGGACTGGGGAATAAGCAATTTGGCATCTACATGATTAATAACTCAAGGACAGCCAATGGCACCGATGGTCAGGCGTACATGGACAACAATGGCAACTGGCTTTGCGGTGCGCAAGTTATTCCCGGCAATTATGGTAATTTTGACTCACGTTATGTGAGAGATGTCCGACTTGGTACACGTGTTGTTCAGACTATGCAAAAAGGCGTGATGTATGAGAAATCAGGTCATGCAATTACGGGGCTTGGCATTATCGGTGCAGTTGATGGCGATGATCCGGCAGTATTCAGACCAATACAAAAATACATCAATGGCACATGGTATAACGTCGTACAGGTGTAATTTATGCAGCATTTAAAAAATATTAAGTCTGGAAATCCAAAAACAAAAGAACAATATCAGCTAACAAAGAATTTTGATGTTATCTGGTTATGGTCCGAAGACGGAAAAAACTGGTATGAGGAAGTGAAAAACTTTCAGCCAGACACAATAAAGATTGTTTACGATGCAAATAATATTATTGTCGCCATCACCAAAGATGCCTCCACGCTTAACCCTGAAGGTTATAGCGTCGTTGAGGTTCCAGATATTACAGCCAACCGCTGCGCTGATGATTCCGGTAAGTGGATGTTTAGGGACGGAGCTGTGGTTAAACGGATTTATACGGCAGACGAGCAACAACAACAGGCCGAATCACAAAAGGCCGCATTGCTTTCCGAAGCTGAATCAGTCATCCAACCGCTGGAACGCGCTGTCAGGCTGAATATGGCAACAGACGAGGAACGCACACGACTGGAAGCATGGGAACGCTACAGTGTTCTGGCCAGCCGTGTGGATACGGCAAATCCTGAATGGCCACAAAAACCAGAGTAAAAATTAAGGCCCGATAGCGGGCCTTCTCTCATTCTGGTTGTTCGGGAAACGTTACTGGCAGGCCGGAAGTGTCTGTAGATTCGACTTTCTGCGCATAGAGCATCCACTCGGTTAATTTTTGTTTATTCTCGTCGGAAATGATGCCCAGCCGTAGCTGTGAGTCCCATAGCTGGGTTTTATCCCTGACAAGTTGCAACAGGCTTTGCTTTTCATTTTCCGCTTGTTGCCTCTGCTCTTCCTCGGTATAAGTTCGCTTTATCACTACGCCATCTTTGAACATCCATTTCCCCGAAATATCAGCCCGGCGATTTGCTGTAATATCAGGTAATTCAACGACGCTTGCACCCTCTGGATTAATTGCTGAAACATCCTTTTCAATACAAATAATAACGCCGTTATGGTCATAGACCATTTTCAAAGTGTCTGGCTGGAAATTCTTTTGTTCCTCATACCAGTTTTTTCCATCATCTGAATAAAGCCATTTGATGTTAAATTGCTTTGTTAGCTGGTATTGCTCTTTTGTTTTAGGGTTGCCAGCAGTAATGTTTTTTAAGTGCATCATCGTTAAATACTCCCCGCGTTATACCACGTCCCATTAATGCAATACTGAATTGGCCTTGCCTGAGTTGTATCAATTAATTCATCACGGTTTCCGTTAACTGAACCCGTAACGACATAACCTGACCTGTCAGACCAGCCGGGGCCTTTCCATGTCTGAACAGATGACAGACCGCCAAGGCGAATACCTGTAATAAACCTTGAGTTACATTCTGCCTGCGTATATGCACCAACATCCCCCGCAGAGGGTTTGCGTGTTGTGGTGTAAAACTCTGACCAGTTAGCTTCAAAGCCATAACCATCACGCGCTGAACGATAAAAAATACCGCCGTTCCTGTAATTCACGCGGAACTGTACAGCAGGGCAACTCCCCGCATTCATATTGAAGTGGAGGATTAATGTCGATGCACCACTGATATCTGCATCATAAACACCGCTATTCCAGTTCCAGCCAACAGCTTTATCATTTGCGACCCTGCGTCCTGTTTGCCCTAAAGCAAATGCAGGCTGCTGGTTTTTCGTGTTGTAGTCTCGTCGCCAGCCAGGAGCGTAAGCATCACCATGATTAATATAAGTGAATTGAGCGTTAGTAATTCCGCCACCGCTGGACGTGCTCGGCGTAGTAACGCGTATGGTCATTGCGCCGCGAGTGCCAATAACTTCCACCACAGCACCTGCAAGACAAATATTTCCGCAACCTGTATCTGTAATAACCTTATTATTTGCATAAGCCCATGAGCCTTTGCACATCCAGTAAGGATGGTTAAATGCCCCCTGACTCTCCAGCCACGAAATAAATTGCGCAGTTGTCCAGACCTGACTATCGCCACCAATATTCAGCCATGCGCTATATGCGCGGCAGGCACCAATGTTTTTGGTGAAGGTATCTTTTCCCGGAATATCTGCGCCGTTCTGGTTTTTCTGTAATGCGCCAGAAGCCTGATTTACCGTTTCCTGTAAACCGAGGTATTCGATAACGGCAGCAACGGTCGATTTCGCAAGAATATCCCGCCCGACTTTTGTCAGGGTTGCCAGGCTGGCGACATCATTCCCCGTAAAATACGGAAACCTGTCTGCCGCAGTAGCAAGACCGGCCAGCGCCGTCAGGGTGGCATCTTTCGGTTGCTTACCCGCAAGCGCGTTAGTCATGGTGGTCGCAAAATTCGGGTCGTTGCCCAGCGCCGCCGCTAACTCGTTCAGCGTATTCAGTGCGTCAGGCGACGAGTCTACAAGGGCGGCAATCGCGGCCATCACATAAGCCGTACTTGCGATCTGAGTATTATTAGTACCTTTTGGCGCAGTTGGCGTTGTTGGCGTTCCGGTCAGTGCAGGACTATTTAAGGGCGCTTTCTTGTTCGTTTCATCCATTACCGCCTTAACCGCTTTTGGTGTCGCAGCCAGCGTTTCAGACGGGCTGTTAGTGGCGCTACTGAGCTGAACCACACCTTTTTTCGTCGTACTCGCATCTTCCAGAGATACGGCATCAGCAATATCCTCTGCCCGTTTTGCCGCTGTTTCGGCACGCGTTGCCGCGGATTCAGCAGCAACTTTGCTCTGAGATGCAGCCGTCGCACTGCCTGCCGCCTCTGATGCTTTCGTTGTTGCTGTCGTGGCACTACCTTTCGCTGCTGACGCTTGTCTGGTCGCCTCATCTTTTGAAGCAGACGCAGATGATGCCGATGACGCCGCTGAACCAGCGGACGATGCGGCTGCCGCCTTAGAGGAAGCAGCATTGTCTGCTGAAGTCTTTGCATTTGTTTCAGAGGTTTTTGCTGCAGAAGCAGACCTCGCTGCTGCAGTGGCTTGCTCAGTGGCTGCCAGCCTTCGTTGTGGCTGTTGAAGCGGATGATGCGGCGCTTTCTGCCGATTTTCCGGCAGCGGTGGCACTGGCTGAGGCCTGCCCGGCACTTGTTGACGCAGCACTGGCAGACGACGCAGCCGCTGTTTTTGAACCTGCCGCAGCTGAGGCGCTCTGTCCCGCTGCTGTTTCAGAAGACTTAGCGTTCGTCTCGGACGTTTTTGCCGCCTTCGCGGAATTTCCTGCCGCTGTTGCCGAGGAAGCTGCGCT